TTGACGACCGTAGTGAAGAAATTACATATAAACTAAAATAACCTATCGATGAATATATACGTATTTATGGAGATCTGAATACTGTAGAGAACTTTTTCGAGACGAGAGGAGAAAAACCAATATTTATAAACATGAAATACGCCTTATTATTTATCGTTTTATTTTTTGTGGGATGCGCTTCACAAAAAGAATGTACTTCTACCCCTACTAACACTCACGAATGCTGTCAACCAAAATGAAATTACTAGATATCTTACAAGAAGCTGTAACCGAATACAAAGTTAGCTACACTGTCATAAAAAATAAAAATGTAAGCAAAGGTAGTGCTTCTTACAAAGATTTAGCTGATGCTTCAAAATTTTTTGATTCATTAACAAAAGATCCCGAAGTTTATAGAGCTCAAATTGATAAAATATTAGGTGAGGATTCTAGTCGTGATATGGGAGGTGCTCGATATATGGGAGGTAAGGAAGAAATCGTAAGTTATAGTCACCCCGCTACTAAAGGTGTTAGCCAAGGAGGTAAAAAATTTGACGAATTAACTCCTGCTGAGCAGGATATAAGAACTTTTGCTAATTCAAGATTAGACCAACAGGAAAAACTTGGATTTACAATATCAGAATCAGTTAAAGATAAAATTGATGCCCAATTAATGAAATTATTAGATGCTGTTGGCTTTGATAAGTTTGCAGATGTATTAATAGATAAATTTGGGGTAGATGGATTTACTGATAGATTACATAGTGCTATTAAAAGGATGCCGGGAGGTGAAAAAATATTACAAAAAATAGGGGATATGAGTGCCTTAAAAGAAGGCATGTCTAAGGAGGTATTATATAGTCAAATAAGAGATATTATAGACTCTTTGGATAGTGGTGAGTCAGATGGTATTCCTCTCGATAATGAAACCGAAATGCTACTTCAACAGGAACTTCGTAGATTAAGGAAAATTTATAAAAGTATTAAATAATGCCCACAATATCCAAAGTAGATTTATATAATGGTGTTAAGCCCTCAGCTAATATCACTTCAAATGCTAATTTCGAATTAAGAAATAACGCCGGTAATACTTACTTTAATATTGAGGGGCAAAACGATACTGCTTTATTTAATACTGCTACTATTACCTCATTAGTAAATTGCTCAGTGGTAAGTGGTTCTATAAGTGCCGGATTTTCTGTAAATGGTATGTCTACAGCTTCTTTCACCTTAAATCTAGGGGGAGTTACTATTGCACAAGAAAATATTAGGTTTTTAGCTACTAATTCTAAAGTATACAGCACAGGTGATTCTACTGCTTCAGGATCATTTTTTGGGATTGATTTGACGTATTCTTAATCTACGTCATAATTTCGTCATACTAAAATTTGGAGTCACAGGAGACTGTTCGTATATTTACGGGGTAAGGTTGCAGCAGCAGCCAGAATTAAATAGAAACCTAAATAATTAGTTATGGAAGATTTAATGTTTTCAAACGATGTGAACTCAGAGTTCATGACCCGCGAGCAAATTCAAGAAGCTTGCCCAGTTGCATTTTCAGAAACTCCAAGTAGTGAAGTTTCTAAGCACTACACCCACATTCCTACAGATCGTGTTATTGACGATATGGAAAAACTGGGATGGGGTGTTATTGATGCTAAACAAGTATCAGCCCGTAAGAAAGCTACTAAAGGCTTTCAAAAACACATGCTCGTTTTCCGCCACCCAGATTTGATGGTTGAGGGAAAAGATGGAGATAATGTTTGGCCACAAATTATCATGACTAATTCCCACGATGGTAAAAATTCATTTACCTTCCAGGCAGGAATGTATCGATTTGTATGTTCTAATGGATTGGTAATTGCCGATCAAGAGTTTGGGAAAATGAAAATCCGCCATATGGGTTATGATTTTGAAGCTTTGCGTGGAACCATTGGAGAAATGGTTGAAAAATTGCCTCTTACAGTAGAGAGCATGAATAAGTTTAAGGGCACAGAATTGACTCAACCCCAAAAATATGATTTGGCTCGAAGAGCAATTGCAACTCGATTTAAGCTACAAAAAGATCAGAAGGTTGATCAAGTTTATAAGATTGATTTGGATGAAGTATTGAAGCCCGTCCGTAAAGAGGATGCAGGTAATGATCTGTGGAGTGTATTTAATCTTGTTCAAGAAAAAGTTGTTGAAGGAGATTTTGAATATGTTTCGGGTGTTAAAATGCGTAAAGCTCGTAAGATTAAGAACTTTAAGCAAGATTTAGATGTTAACCAGAAGCTTTTTGAAATTGCAAAGGAATTTGCAGCGTAAAGAAGCAGTTGCCATGTTGTTTAAGGGGGGAGTTGCCGCTCCCCCCAATAACACTAAATAATATAATTATGGGACTTAAAAATAAATATACTTCTCCTAAAGTTGAACTCCTTAATAAACTTAAAATTGGGAATGAAACTAGAGTTCTTAAAATAGAACTCATAGAAACTTCTAAGGTAAGAGATCATTATATCTACGAATGTCAATATGTTGAAAAAAAGAATATCCATCAAACATATATTATTGCGGTAGATATTGAAGATGCTATAAGTCGTCTTGCAGAAATGGTTAAAATCCCGAGCGCTAATACTAGGCATTTTATTTTAGGTAATGAAACTCTTTATGTTGATGAAAAGAAATCAGACAGTTGAATCCGTAATGGAAAAAGCAGGACAATGGGGATTAAGATCAGAAGTAAGAGCTGAAGCTCTAGCTTTGCTAAATGAGGATCCAACTCTAGACACGGGTTCTGCGTATATTATGGCGGCTCGTGATTGGGATGTAATATGAATTTTAGAACAGTAAAAAATAAAAAAGTTAATCCTGTTAATTATACAGCTAAGATAATCCAGGATAATCCTTTTGTTGAAACCCATATTGGAACTGATTCCCAAAGAGTTGGCTCTAATATTAATTATGTAACAGCTATTGCATATCGTTACCCAATGAGAGGGGTTCATTATATTTATTGTAAAGAAAAATTTTTCCTAATTAAAGATGATTGGGTTAGATTATGGATGGAAACCGAAATAACAATGCAAATCGCAGAAAAACTCTCCAATAATCTCCCAGGGATTCGTTTTGAAATTGATATGGATTATAATGATGATGAATATTATATGAGTAATAAATTGGTATCAGCTGCTAGGGGTTGGGCACAATCTTTCGGTTATAAAGTTAATATAAAGCCTAATAAACAAATAGCAACACGAGCCGCAGACTATCATTGCAGATGAATTATTGGACATATACAACAACATATAAAAATTTAGGAATTAACTATATTTATACACATGGAACACCGACTAATAAAGGCTCTAAAAAAACAGGCAGAAGCCGACAAAGAAGAAGCACTACTTACTTTAGAAACCCTACTACATTCACCGGCTGGCATTGGTGAACATACCTCAGGGCATTTTTTAGAGGAGGGGAGAAAAGCACTTCAAAAATTAACTGATGCTGAGGATCAAATCGAAACTTTGAAATTACACTTTGGACATTAATAAAATATTTGGGTCATTTAATTCATCATCTAGGGATGAAGGGAGTCTGTCTTCCTTTACACCCCCTAAAAGAATATCTGTAGTTGATGAAAATAGCCCCTCATATAAATTAGGAATGTTTCGGAAATTGATTTTAAACTATTTAAATTATACTACCCAAGTAATAGGTTTATTTGATAAAGCAGACCCCACGTTAGATATAAAAGATATTAAAAGAGTAGGTGAATTTATGCTTTATGAAAGAGCATATGATTATATTAAAGATATAGATTTACAAGATAAAAAACACATTAATGCTTTATTTAGAGAAGCTAAAAATTCTAAAATAGATTTTGAATCCGCTTTAAATAAAAGTATAGACCATTTCGAAAATTTAGAAGAATATGAAAAATGTGCAGTTCTCAAAAAATACCTTGATTTTTTAAATTTTTCATCGTAACTTCGTTATAAACAATAAAAATTATGCAATATAGACAACACATTCAGAGAAAACTTGAAAACCTCGAAGCAAAATTAAAGCACGTTGAATACCATAATGGTAGAGGGAATCGACAGGAAGTGGAATCCGCTAAAAAACAGTGTGAAGATTTAGTTGAAGAGATTAAGGCGGCAGTTGAGCGAGAGCCTATGTCACCTAATGAACAGAACAAAGTATGAACCTAACAGCTGAACAAATTCAGGAGAATTGGGAAGAATTCTGTGGTAATATTGAAACACATATTTCCCGTCCTCGTAGAGAAATGCTTATGGCGTTTTATAATACTTATAAAGAACGTATTATGATGATGCCCGCTGCTCATAAAAAAGAATATCATAATTCCTTCCCAGGGGGTTATGTAGAACATGTTAATAGAGTAGTACGGTGCTCTCTTAAACAATATGATCTTTGGGAAGAAGAAGGAGCAGATATGACTACTTTTACTGTAGAAGAATTAGTGTTTTCTGCTATTAACCATGATCTTGGAAAAATGGGAGATGAAGACAATGAATCTTATATCCCCCAAACCGATAAATGGAGAAAAGAAAAATTAGGGGAGGATTATATGTTTAATAAACAAGTCCCGTTTGCTTCTGTTCCTGATAGAGGTTTATTTATGCTTCAGTCTCATAATGTTAAGTATTCATTTAATGAAATGCTCGCAATTCAAACTCATGATGGACTATATGATGCGGCTAATGAAAAATATCTTAAAGCATATATGCCCGAGCAAAAACCACGTACTTCTTTACCATTCATTTTACACCAGGCGGATATGATGGCGGCTCGTATTGAATTTGAAAAAGAATGGTTACCTAAATTTAAAAATTCCGTGCCTCCCCAGGAGAAAAATTTTATATTGAACACAGAGTCTAAAAAATCAACTAAAGACAAAGCACTTTCACAACTTGAAAGTAAAGGTCTTAAAGATTTATTTGATAAATTATGATAGAAACAGTAGTCATCAGTGTATTAGGGATATTAGTTGTAGTCTTAGGATTTACAACTCGTAATCTCTTACGTAAAAATGAAAAGCAAGAAGATATTCTTGCAGGATACATTACTTACTTAGATCAATTTAGTCGAATTATAGAAATCTCTGATGAAAAGCTCAAGAAAATTGATGAGCGTGGTATTTTTAAAAGTGATGACGAAATAGGTTTCATATTTCAGCAAATTACAGATCTTCAGAGAATTCTATCTAAATTTAGGATAGATAAATTATGAGCACATTACCCCCTAGAAAAAGGAAAAAGAAAACAAAAAATTTATATTTTACTCAAGATACGGAAGATGCTATTGTTAGATACAATAGCTCTTCTGATCCCGAGGAAAGAAGTAACATCTATAGGGAAGGAATTCATTATGGATTTTTTAAACTTACGGAGAATATAATCCATACCTTTAAATTTTATTATACAGAGGTGAATGAAATTGAACACCTCCAACATGAAGTAATTACATTTTTATTAGATAAAATTCATTTATTTGATCCTACACGTGGAACAAAAGCGTTTTCATATTTTGGTACGATTGCAAAGCGGTATTTAATTATACAAAATACTAAAAACTATAAAAAACGAGTAGATAAAGCCCCAGTTGATGAATTACATCATAATCTAAAATATTCATATGATTTGGATTACGATCCTATGGAAAAAGATAATGATTCTATTTTTATGGATGAATATATTAATTATTGTAATTCTATTCTTACAGATTTGTTTCCCAAATTAAGAGATGCCCAAATAGCTGATGCTATTTTGTCTATTTTTGCTTCAAGAGACCAATTGGATGTATTTAATAAAAAAGCATTATACATCTATATAAGGGAAATGGTTGATGCTAAAACCCCCCAAATTACTAAAGTCGCCAGTAAATTAGGAGATATTTATAAAACCCATTATCTCTTTTATAAAGAAAATGGATATACTAATTTTAAAGATACTTCATATTTATAAATAAAATAAATATGGGGCAGTTAGACAAAAATATATTTGGTAAAAAAAAATTCTCTAATATTTTAGAAGAAATTTACAACAACCAAAAGAAAAAAGAAGAACAAATTTCAACTCTTATATCGGAGTTAAAACCTTTAATACAGGATATTGGAGATGCTACTTTAGTTGTTCCTCTTCTTAAAGAGTATTTAGAAATTTCTGTTAAGAATGATGAGCAGCTTATTAAAATGGCTACTATTGCTCAACGCGCTATTCAAAGTGATGGGGTAGATGATGGGAACTTTGGTATGACTGAAGATGAGAAACAGCAATTACTAAATGAAGTAAAGAAATTCAAAGACGATAAGAAATAATGCCTAAGTTAAACTATGGTATAGGGGGGTTCGCTAATTATGCTAGAAATTTAGTTAGTGACACCGTAGATTCAGCTATTCCTAAAGAACTTAATAGCTTTAGAGTAAAGGACATTATTTTAGATGAAAACCACCCCCATTTTAGTACTTATGGAGAATGGGCTTCTATAGGTATGGTTTTAATAGAGGACGTAACTAATCCTAGTGAAAGCAATGATGCTATAAGGGTAGCGTATCCTTTATTTCCTAATATAAAGCATTATCCTTTATTAAATGAAATTGTTGCAGTAATAGATCTCCCAGATAGTAAGTTAGAGGAAGCGGGGAATTCTAAAATATCTTATTACTTCCCTCCTATAAATATTTGGGGTACACCCCATCATAACGCTATTCCCGGCACATCCAATCCACCTTTTTCATTAAATAAAAGTATTTCTCAAGTATTGGGGGGTAGCCCTAATAAAACTACCAACGAGACTATAGAACTTAAATTAGGAAAAACTTTTATAGAACAATCTAATATAAATCCTTTAAAACCATTTGAAGGAGATCATATAATAGAAGGAAGATTTGGACAATCCTTAAGATTTGGTAGTAGTGAAGGTATATCTCCTATTACTAAAATAAGAAATGGGCAGGGTGAAGAAACAAGTGAGGGATGGAATACTATTAAAGAAGATATAAACCTAGACAAAGCTTCTATATATCTAACTTCTAACCAACCAATAGAACTAGAACCTAATACCTTTAATTATAATTCTTATTCATCCCCACCTGAATTAATTCCTAGTTATACACAAAACCAAGTTTTAATAAACTCAGGAAGAGTAGTATTAAATTCTAATATTGATAGTGTTTTAATTAGTTCAGCTAAATCTATAAATCTAAACTCTCAGGATACCATTAATATAGATAGTAAAAATTCATTTACAATAAATTCTCCTAACATATTATTAGGGGATAAAGAAGCAACAGAACCCCTATTAAAGGGTGATATTACTATACAATTATTATCTGAATTAGTAGGGGAATTAAGGAAATGGATGAGTCAATTTAATAATAATCCTTCTCCTTACATGGCTTATATGATCGCTTCAACTACCCCATTAATTAGTACTTTAGTTTCATTAAAGAATGATTTAGAAACCAAAACCAAATCTAAAGTAAGTAAAACTATATAATGGCTAAAATCGAAGAAAATTTAATTAACAATTCTACCCCAGGGGAATTTAAAAAAAGAGGGATTGAGGCTTTAATTGTACTAGTAACAAATCAGGCTATGTTATTTTCTGATAGATTAATACCTTCTTTAGAGAAACAGTTAGTTAAGGTTGAGGGTGATTGTCCTACTCGAGAGGAATTATCTAAAGTGATTTCTATTAGAAATAATATATTAGATCAAGCTAATAATATATCTAAAATTCTTAAGGGAGTAACATTTACAGTTAATTTAGCTAAATTAGGTATAAACACTTTAGTAAAGTTAATAACTGCCCTAAAAAGAGGCAGAGTAGCAGTATCCATAATAGCAAAATTTATTCCATTCGGCCTCCCAGGAGCAATTCCAGCTTCTTTAAATGATTTAGATACTCTTATTACTAGTCAAACTTTTGATAAATTTGGAAACCCTAAAATTCCACCCATTAAAACTGCTGTAAATAGTATTTCAATCCCATTAGCATTAATATCATTTTATATTAATGAATTTATTGTAAAATTAAAATTATTAGACGATAATATTAATAAATGCCGTAATGTAATTCTACCCCAACCTGATGAAGCACTAGTAGAAATTTCTACTGTGCAAAGACAAGCTGAGGAAAGTGTAAATTTATCTACTTACCAAGGTTTTATTTTTGAAATTGAAGAAGTTCCATTTTCACCTACTATAAATAGAAAAAGAGCTTTAGGAAAAAATGATGATGGAATTACTTTAATCCAAACTGAACTTTCTTTCACCCCATCAGATAAAGTATTAATAAATGAATTAAAATTTATTATTGATAGAGATAATTTAAAAGCTTATTAAATATAATATTTATAATCAATGAAATCGCAAGTACTTAAAAATTTAATTAAAGAATCTGTTAGAGAAGTAATTCAAGAAGAATTAAAAGAAATCTTATTAGAAGCAGTTAGAGCTCCAAAACAAGTTATTTCTTCTCCAACTTCTCCACCTATGGAAAATAAACCAATTAGTGAAGATAAAAGGGCAGCCTATGCTAATATTTTAGGGGAAACAGCAGGACAATTTACTAGCCAAGATGTCAACCAATTTAATCCTCAAGGAATAATGCCCGGGGGGGATTTACCCCAAGGTAATGTAGGTATGGATCAAATCATGGGTCTTTTAAACCCCACTAAATAATGGCAATAGAAGTAGGAAATATACCAGCATTTGATCAAACCCCATCCATTGGGTTAGGATTAGCCCTTCCTTTTAAATCTCTTGCAACCTCAGGTTCTGATTCTGTTTTTAAGATTAATTACACCAGTGCCGAGCAAGTAAAATTTAATATGATCAATTGGTTTCTTACTAATAAAGGAGAAAGAGTATTTGATCCCAATTTTGGGGGAAACATATCAACATACCTTTTTGAACAAAGTGGTCCTTCCGTACTTGAAACTCTAAAAAAAAGCATAGAAGATGATATAGCTTTAGTGTTTCCTGTGGTTGAATTAAAAGAAGTTATAGTTACAGAAAGCTTAGATGGGCATACTATCAAAGCCCAAATATTCTACTCAGTATTTTCAAGTGTAGATCAATTTATAGAACTTAACATACCATTATAATGCCATACGATTTAATAAATAGTAATAACGGAATTAATAGAAATATTAAATATATTAATAAGAATTTTTCTGATTTTAGATCAAATCTTATTGGGTTTGCTAAAACTTATTTTCCTAATACTGTCAATGATTTTAGCCCTTCCTCACCAGGAACTATGTTTATTGAGATGGCTTCATATGTGGGTGATGTTCTTTCATTCTACACAGACAATCAAATACAAGAAAATTTTATTCAATATTCTAAACAGTTAAATAACTTATACGATTTAGCTTACATGATGGGATATAAACCTTCTGTAAGTACAGCCGCAACGACCCAAATTGAATTATTTCAAACTGTACCCGCTATATATGATGCGGATGCAGATGAAAATGTACCTGATTTTAAATATGCTTTAGCTATATCTGAAAATACTCCCATACGTGGAGGAGAAGGGCCCACTTTTTTAACCCAAAACAAAGTTGATTTTAGTGAATCTAGCTCATTAGACCCTACAACAATAAGTGTATATGAAATCTCGGGAGACCAACCAGTTTCTTTTTTATTGAAAAAAACCACTAAAGCTATTTCCGCTACTATTAATACAACTACAGTAACAGTAGGGGAACCTGAAAGATTTTTTACTCATAATATTAGTACCCAACAACCTTTAGGAATTTTAGATATTGTTGATAGTGACGGAAATGATTGGACCGAAGTAGATTACTTAGCTCAAGAAACAGTATTTGAAACTATTAAAAATACTAATCCTTTTGTTACTGATCCTAATACTCAAGCTGATTCTTCAGAGGTAGGAGATTTATTAAGATTGAAAAAAGTTTCTAAAAGATTTGCTACTAGAATTGTAAGTAGTAATAATGTTGATGATAACAGTGCTACTTTACAACTCCAATTTGGTGCAGGTACTGTTGAAGATTTTGATGAACAAATCGTTCCTAATCCTGATAATGTAGGAATAGGATTACCATCTACTCAGGATAAACTTAAGACGGCATTTTCCCCTTCTAATTTTATGTTTACTAAAACATATGGTGTAGCCCCTTCTAACACCGTTTTAACTGTAAGATATTTAACTGGAGGGGGGGTTGCATCTAATGTTTCTGCTAATACATTAACAGATATAACAGTAGCAGGCAATGTACTCCTCACAACTTCAGATAATTTAGATGCTACTCTAGCTCAGGAATCTTTTAGTTCCTTAGCCGCAAATAACCCTGATGCCGCTACTGGAGGTGGAGATGGTGATTCTGTCCAAGATATACGAAAAAATTCATTAGCTAATTATGCCTCCCAATTAAGAAGTGTAACACAAGATGACTATTTAGTAAGGGCGTTAAGTATGCCTTCTCAATATGGGTCCCTAGCTAAAGCTTATATTGAGTCTCAAAAATATGATAGTCTCCTCCCTGGGGAGGAGCCGTCTGTTTTAGATTTATGTGTTTTAGCTTATGACAATAATACTAATTTTACAACTGCTACTTCTACATTAAAGCAAAATCTATCTACTTATCTTTCCCAATATAGAATGATAAATGATTCTATTAGGATTAAAGATGCTTTTATTATCAATATAGGTGTTAATTTTGAAATTGTAGTATTACCTAATTTTAATAGTAACGAAGTACTTACCCAATGTATCCTTAAGTTACAAACTTATTTTGATAATAAAAATATGCAAATTAACCAACCTATATTGCTTAGTGAGTTATTTGCTCTTTTAGGATATTCGGAAGATTTAAAAGGAGTACAAAATGTAAAAAGTATTGAAATAGTCAATAAAGTAGGTGAAAGCTCAGGTTATTCTCAATATGCCTACGACATTAAAGGCGCAACTCAAAATAATGTAGTTTATCCCTCTCAGGATCCCTCAGTTTTTGAAGTTAAATTCCCTAATACAGACATAAAAGGTAGAGTAGTACCATTATAATATAAACCATGGCAGTATATAAATTATTTCCCGAAAAAGATTCAACTATATATTCTGAGTTTCCTACTCTAAATACGGGGTTAGATGAAATTATAGAAGCTTCTACTTTTTACAATTCTTTACTTCCTCAAGTAAGTAGGTATGTAATTAAATTTTCTCAAACAGAAATAGAAAATATAGTAGATAATAAAATTGGTACTAAAAACTTTCAAGCTAACCTTAAAAACTATATAGCAAATATCACTGGGATTAATGCTGAAACTACTTTAGAAATCTACCCAGTTTCAGGTTCTTGGAACATGGGGACTGGGAGATACTCAAATGATCCTATTACTACTAATGGGGTATCTTGGAAATTTAGACTTACATCGGGATCAGGTGAATGGCCCACATCATTTCAACCTTATGTTACAGCTTCTTATACCGAAGCAAATACGGGTGGAGGAACTTGGTATACAGGATCAGGTTTAGGATTAAACGTAACTCAATCTCAAATATTAGATTACGCTAGTGAAAAAGATTTAAATGTTGATGTTACTAATACTATTTTAACTTGGCACAGTTCTTCTAATAGTTTAGGAGGATTTCCTAACGATGGATTTTTAATTAAACAATCCGATTCAGATGAATTTATTGCCGATAGAGATTATGTTACTACTGTTAAATACTTTTCTATAGACACCCACACTATTTACCCGCCACAGCTCGAATTTAAGTGGGATGATTTTATATATAACACTGGATCATCGTCTAATACGGAAATTGATACCGCTCGCATGGTCGCTACGTTGGATAATAATAATGGAACATTTAGAAGGGATAGTGTTAAAAAAATTAGAATTAATTCTAGACCTCAATTCCCCCAAAGGGATTTTGAAACAGGTTCATCGTATACTAAATGCCATTATCTCCCTACCGCTTCGTATTATGCTGTAAAAGATTTAGACACTAATGAATTTGTAATTGATTTTGATACTACTTACACTAAAATTAGTGCAGATAGTGAAAGTAGCTATTTTACTTTATATATGAATGGATTAGAACCTGAAAGGTATTATCAAATTTTACTTAAAGTAAATATTGGTGGAGAAACCTTAATATTAGACGATAATTATTACTTTAAAGTTATAAATGGATAATAATTTAAACACATATGATTCTGGGAGTGCTTTAAACTTAAGGAAGAAACTATATAATAAAGAAGCTTACCTTAATACCATTAATACCCAATTTAATGAATTACTCCCCCCTTCTCTTCCCACCCCAGTAGAAGAAGTAACAACCGTAGATGAATTTTTTCAAATATACGAAAGTTTATTTTATGAAATTCCAAAAGAAGGTAGTGTAAATTCTCACGAATTTTTAATAAAACAAAGTACAGAATATGTTGGCTCACAAGGGTTAACAAACGAAATACAGGCACTTTTAGATGAGATAACTCTTTTAAGACAAGAGAATCTTACTTTACAACAAAACATTATTGATTTAATAGAAGATGATAACATTAACCCCACTGAATAATCCTGAAGGAGCTATCCAACAAGAATATAGTTCTTCTCAAGAAGCACTTATTCCTGTGGTGGATTCTACTTCGGAATTTAATCCTGTAACGGATCAAGTTATATTTTCTGTTGAAACTGTTACAGGGGAATTATTACAAAGTGGAAAAGTCTCTAATTTTACAATTAGAAATTATGAAAATACTTTAAACGAAGATCAAATTTCCTCGGTTGTAGTATTTCCTATTAGAGATTTACAAAATAGTGGGTATAATATAGGAGTATATAATGTATATTATAACTTTTATAGAACATCTTTAAAATCGGATGAATATAAATATTTTATTCAAGAAATATCCCCCACTAGAACTGAATTAAGATTATCTGTTAATAATGTTCCTAGTGAAGAAATTACCTTATTAGTAGAAGAATTTAAATCTGCTTTAGAAGGTAAAGCATTTAAAGATTTTTATATTAATATTAATGGGTCTTATTATATAGCTAATAATATCACAATAGATAGCACTTCAGTACCCAGTACTATATTAGTAAAATTATATCAACCCCTTCCTTCATCTATTTTAGTTAATTCTCAATTACAAGTAGTATTAGAAACAGCAGAAACAGTAGGGTATAGTCTAAATTTACCTCCTAAACCTATTACTGTAGAAGAAGATATTGTATATCTTAAAGGACCAAATTTTAACTACCAAATTTCTGATCAAATTAATAATTCTACTGAGTTAAAAAATTATGATTCATTAGTAGAAGTTTCCCAATTAAGTTCATCTTATAATGAACTAGAAAATATTTTAAATGAAAAGGGTATAAATATTAATATAGATTATACCGAATTTGCTAATTTTGTTCAATACAGCTCAGCTGAGGAAAGGTTATTAAATTTTTATTATAAAGTAGGACAAATTGAAGGATATAATAATAGTATAAACAGTATTAACACTATTACAGGTTCAACTTCCTCCTCTTTACAAACATCTGCAAGTAGGGGTACTTACGAAGCTCAGATAACAGATATTATTCAAAATTTTGATGGTTATGAAAATTATCTTTATTACACTTCAGGAACTTTATCCTACCCTAAATCTAATGCTGACCAACCTTATTTATTACAATCTACGGGAAGCACAGAAGTATTAAATTGGTTAGGAAGTAAAGATGAAGCTACATCTGAATATGGAGGGAGAATATTTTCTGCATCTCAATATGATAATGAAAATCAAGATAGTTTAATAAACACTATTCCAGACTATTTAAGAAATGACTCGGATAATTCAGGTTATGAATTATTTTTAAATATGATAGGACAGCATTTTGATATAGTTTATTCTTATATTAATACTATTACTGAAAGATATAATGGTGATAATAGATTAGATTTTGGCATATCAAAAGATTTAGTATCTGATGCTTTAAAGGGGGCGGGATTAAAATTATACCAAAATAACTTTTCATCTGATGATTTATATTCTTCTTTACTAGGAATAAATGGGTCAGGAAGCTTATTAGCTCCTACTGGTTCTGAGGTAATAGAAACCTATATCTCAGCTTCTAATGTAGCCATTCCTTTAGATAATGTAAATAAAGGAACTTATAAACGTTTATATCATAACTTACCTTATCTTTTAAAGAAAAAAGGCACGGTTGAAGGATTAAGAGCATTAATAAATTGTTTTGGTATCCCTGATACAATTCTTAGAATATCTGAATTTGGGGGGAAAGATAAAACCAACTCTAATGATTGGGATTACCAACAATCCAAATTTAATTATGGTTTGACAGGAACAGATGTAACTTTATCTGCTACTGCTTTAAATTCTGCATTTGATGGGGGGTTAAATGATATTAGTTTTAGATTTAAATATATAAGTGGTGCTCTCCCTCCTAATGGAGATATTTTAGTAGCGGGTACTATTGGGAGTGAAAATATAAATCTCCAATATGCAGGGGGAGGAATGGTTAGTGCTAGTTATTCGGGATCTATAGTTTCACAAAGTGTTTACGATGGAGTAGTTAGGATAGGATCAAATGAAGTAACAGCTTCTTTCTTTAATGGAGAATGGTGGACAGTAGGTGTTGGTAAAACTAAATTAAGAACAGGAACTAAGATATATAATGGAAATGATGGTTTTAAAATTGGATTTAATACTTCTTCAATAAGCTCCGCATTAACTTATGGAACTGGAATGACCTTGAAAGGAGTAGGTAGTAAAATAGCCTTCCAGGAATTAAGATTATATAGCAAAGCAACTACTGATTCTCAGTTTAATGACTTAGTGATGAATCCTCTTTCAATTGAAGGGAATTCATTTACCTCATCAAAAGATGAACTAGCATTTAGAGCCCCATTAGGAGCAGAACTCGATACAGATAATAATGCATTATCTACCAATTATACCTCGATTCACCCTGCTATTACAGGTTCATCTGTAACCCAATCATTTTCAGCAAATAGTAATTACCAATTTGTAAATGGTGCTGTTACATATATTAGTAACTCAGAATTTATCTATTATGATCAACCCGCAGTTGGTATTAAAAATAGAATTTCTGAAAAAATAAGAACTCAGCCTAAAGTCCTCCCCGAAGTTGGAAATACTTTATCATCTTATAGGAGTATTCAACAAAATTACCCACAAAGTTCTAGTAATTATACTAAGGATATAAATTATGTTGAAATTGCATTCTCTCCTCAAAACGAAATTAATGATGATATTAATAATAGTTTTGGCTATTTTGATATAGGTGAATATATCGGTGATCCTAAACAATTTAATTCATCCTCATATTCATATCCCGATTTAGATAAGTTAAGAGATGATTATTTTGATAAATATTCTAAAAATTACAATTGGAAAGATTATATAAGACTTATTAAGTATTTTGATAATTCTTTATTTAAAATGGTACAAGATTTTGTACCTGCAAGTTCTGGATTAGCTTCAGGGGTTGTAATTAAACAACACTTATTAGAAAGAAATAAACAACGACCCGCTCAAGTTGAAACATCCCAACATGATTATAGTGCTTCTATAGAATCTGGGTTTATTAGTGGGGGGCAAGGAGGAGCATTTGATGCTATAAACTTCCCAACTTCTTCTAAAGAATTTATAAATGGAGTTTCCCCTCAAGTTACCCAAAGTTGGGTTTATGATGTTGATACTCCTTATGGTATAGCAGCCTTTACTCAGTCTTCTCAAGAGGAATTTTATGATGGGGAATTTAGTGGAAGTGAATTTACTGCTTCCTCGGGAGAATTAAATCCATCAAATACAAGTAAAAAAGCTAATGTAATAGAAATAAATTATGATGTATTTTTCTTTAGTAGTAGTACTTCCCCCTTACCTCCATTTCAAAGTGCTTTCCAAGGTCCTCAACAAGGGGAACTATATTTATGGTATGATACCGGAAGTTTCTTAGATACGGGGGAGGGAAGTTCTCCTCAAGGTCAAATTCAACAACTCCCTAACGCATTAGGCGGAGGATAAAAAATAAATTAAATGGCAACACCACCACCAGATAATCCTAATTATGGTCAAGTTTTTACTAAAGGGATAAAATATATTAAGATTAATAAACTTGATAAAGATGGAGAAGATTTTGGCCCCCAATTAGCTATTGCCGATAGTCTTAATCTTAAATACCCTGATATTGGGAATATTCAATATAATATATTAACTACACAAGATCAAGGAGGGCACTATTTAATGGGGGTAGTTGCTAATGAAAATACATCTTCCCTTAATGAAATTAGGGATTGGGATTTAGATTTAGCCAGAGGTACTTTAAGTAAAACCTTAACCCCTTTTGATGTAGCTGTATGGAATAACG